CAATGGCCGTCTTAGCCGTAGAGTCTTGAAAGTCTCTTGGGGCGTAGGGACCAAGGATAGTGACGCTCTTTGCCATGTAAGCCACCTCATCGGCGACCAATTGCGAAGAAAGTTCCAGCGATGGCGGTTTGAGTGGCTTCCACTTTGTTGATGGTAATGGTTGTACCGGACACCGTAGCAAAGTTTCGGAAGGTCATTGGAGTAGCATCACCAACACCGGCATCTGTACCAACCTCAAGGTTGAGTGGTGCCATAGCCGAGGTAGGGTTGATGTCAGCAAAGTCAATGCTGGACATCAAATCGCTCAAGTCAATGCTCGTGTCCGTGGCTCCGTAAGAGCCGGTCACGACGATTCGGTCGCCAAAGTAGGTTGGTCGGGGGTCAATTGTTACTGCCATATTTATTCATCTCCTGTTGGGGTTTCTGCCTCTGCTTCTTCAAGAACTTCGGCTGTTGGTTCGGCTACGGGTTCCGGGTTTAAGAAAGCATTGACAGATTTGAGGAGAGTGGCCTTGGTGGCGTAGCCGCCGACTTCAAGTCCCTTCTCTTTCATCCATGCCGTAATGTCTTTCTTGGTCCAGCCAGCGTCGGGGACGCCGTCGTTGCCTTCGTCAACTGTAATGCCTGCGTCGCCTTCAATCCGCCACCACTTGCCCTGCAAGAGATGTCGGTTAGCGTCAAGGTATTCTTGAGACACTTCCAATGGCGTGTTGCGAATGATAACCACTCGCTTCATGCCGGGAACTTCCTTTTCAAAGAAAGGTCCAAGTGCCGTAATCGTGGGCAAGGTTATTCACCTCAGTTGAGCATGAGCACAGTCACTGTTCCTGCACCAGCGGCTTCACCGTGAAGGGTGATACCCGGTAGTGCTCCACCAGTCTTGGCGTAAGCCGTTGTACCTGCGTTGGTAAAGGTGGCGGATAGAGTCTTGTCTGCTACTGCGAAAGTAGTGCCAATAACCCCGAGCATTTTTGAAACACCTGCGGTGAAAACCATCGTTTGCTCGGCTGCATCTGCCAAGGTAAATGCGATGGTCACCAAGCGCATGCTGCCGGCAGCACTGCCGTCATCGTTGTTAGCGGTAAAGCCGGTGAGGCTACCGGGGTAAGAACCACCGGAGTTGCCGTTCAACCAGCCTGTTTCATCAATTGGGGTACCCGTTCGGAAGTCAATGTCCAAGAGGACATCAACTGTTCCGTCAGTAAAGTCGCCAGTTTCGTAAGCAATCGTCATGCCTTTGTGAACTTCTGTTTGGTCTGCCATTTTTCATCATCTCCTGTTTTTTGTTCTCCATCACTCCAAGTCTCGGATTGAGCCGTGGCCTCCAAAGAAAGTCGTCCATACCTCACCCATGGTTCGGTACAATCCCTCTTGACCGAGGCGGTTGATGGCGAATGGGTCACCGGTTTCAATTCCGGATTCGTAGTATTGCGTTGGCTTAGCCACACTAAAGTGCAGGTAGTCCGTGTCAAGGAAGTACATTCGGCTGATACCGTCTGCGGCGACATCCTTGGAAGGAATGATTGGAACGCCGTTGTAGGTAGCCACAATGAAACCAGCCTCAATGCCGGGAACACCCTTCACACCGTTGAAGGTAGGGGTGACTCGCTTCTCTTCCATGAATCGCTGTTGTGCTTGGAGGAGTTGTTGGATTCGCATCAAGGTGTCGTAGCCCGTAAGGATAACCTTGGGGTTGCCACCACGGACCCAAATCTTTTGAAAGATGTCGTCAAGGTGGTCAAGACTGAGGACACGCTCCGTCAAACCAGCGTCGGTTGCGATGTTGACTTCTGCGTTAGACCAAGTGTTTGCATCTCGGTCAATGCTGTAGATGTCAAGGTCAGCAGCGTTGTCTACATGCGCAGTGTGAGTGGTGGAAGAGCCACCGCTCACAGTTGCTGCGTACCCAGTACCGGTGCTGTCCATGGTGCTTGAAGCGGTGATTCGGTCCAAAGACTCGTAGTCGTTGCCGGCAGGGGTGTCAACATCCTGCGTGAGCATTTTGTTGATTTCCTCTGCGTGGTGCTTACCCATTTCTTCCTTGAGGATNGAACGGATGTCGCCAAGGCCGTCGTCCTTGTCGTTAAGGAAAATGGCCATCTCGCTCATGTCAAAGGTGTGAGCGATGGTCTTTGGCTTTGCAGCGATGTTTTGGAAGGTTGGCTTGGTCGTGTCGGGCAGAGTGCCGTTCTCAGCGATGCCGCCACCCTTGGAAGAGTCGGGGCGAGCCGTGACAACACGCCATCCGCTTCGGTCCCAAGGCTTCTTTGGAAGAATGGAGAAGGCGTTGAACTCTTGGTTCAATTGCGACCAAACTTTGCGTCCGTAGATGGCTTGGTAGGTACCAGCCGTGGTGGACAACATTGGTGCGTCAGCCTTCAAAAGTTCGCTACCGGAGTAAGCGTAGCCCATGTTGGAGCCAGCGCCGTAGTAGTAGCGTTCCATGTCGTTGATTGTGCGTAGGTAATTTCTTGCCATTTTTCATCATCTCCTGTTTCAGTTAAATGCTCTCCCAGCCAGTTGGTGGACTTCGTCCCATGACATGTTTGCCATGTCTTCGGTGGAAGGAACAGTAATAGATGGTGCGGCTTCCGACTTGCGGAGCGTTGCACCTTCGCCAGTAGCGAGGCCGTCAATTCGTGCACTGAGGGAGGCGACTGCCTTCTCAATGGATGCGAGTGGGCCACGAGCGTCAAACTGAGAAGCACGACGAGCGTCAACCTCAGCCGTTTGCTCTTTGGCAAGGCGGTCAGCGAACACTGCTCCGAGGCTGCTCTTGAGTTGCTTCTCAACGGAAGCAGCCTTGTAAGCAGCGTAGGCTTCCTCAACTTGTGCTGGAGTCAAGTCCGATGGGGACAAGAATCCCTTGGCAACTGAGCCGCCGGAGCCGCTGTTGAGTTTGCCGATGGCGTTGGTGGAAGGAGAGCCGTTTTCTTGGGCTCGGCCTTTCACTTGACCAGCGAAGTATTCAGCACCGTCAGTAGCACCGAGGTCNGAACCAAGGTTGGCCTTGGAAAGTTGGTCAAAGTGCAAGCGAGCACCGTCAGTGTCTACACCAGCGGACTTGAGAGTGTTCTCCATCCAATGTAGGTAGTCTTCTGTAATCACATCGCTGTAATCACTCTTGGCATACATGCCTTCCTTTTTGTCGTCGTCGTCTGCCATTTCCTCACCTTTGTCTTCGGTTTTTTTGTCTTCAGTTTTTTTGTCTTCGGGCTTGTCGTCCTTCTTGTCGTCTTTCATGTTAGCAAAGGGGTTTTCGCCCTCGCCTTTTTCCATGGCATCCAGTCGCAGGTTAATTCGGTCAAGAACTGATGACAGTTCGCCCATTGCTTCATTTTCGTTGGTCATTGTGGTGTCCTCCTTCAATATGCGGAAGGTCGCTTCGGGGTTTATCCCTTTTTCACAAATGGTAACCTCATGTAGTTCCAGTTTGGAGATTTCCGTGTAGTCGCCGTGTTGGCTGTCGGATTTGTTGACACGCTTGAAAGCCTGCCCTCCAATACTGAATCCACGAAGGGACCCTTTGCGAATTTCATTGGCAACTTCTCGTGCCTTCTCAATGTCATCACGAACTTTGATGACAACGAACAATCCAGCATCATCAACGCCGGACTTCCAAAGTCGGCCACTGCTGTCGGTGTAAGAGTCAATGACGCTACCGACTTGTATGTTGGAGTGAGCCAACTGAACATTGCGGAACTCTTGAGACTTCATGAATCCGTCAAAAGCATTTTTGAGTGCGCCTCGGGTAATCAAATCCCCTTGCTTGTCCACCATTTCAACGGAGGCGTAGCCTGCAACAACAAGGTCGCCGCTGCTCTTGAGAACCGAAATACTGCCCGTCTGTGAGAACGGGGAGGTCCGGAGAGCGGTGGCCATCATTGCTGGCAAATACTCTTGTCATGGTATTTAATCAGTATGGATGACGGCTTTTTCGTCCGTAAGTTCCAAATCGCCTTGCAGTGCATCGCTTTTAGGCAACTTTTTCTTATCCTCGGCTCGCTCTTTGTTGTCTCGCTCAATGTCACGGACATCGTAGTCGGGCATGGTCTTAGCATCGTTGAGGTTTGTGGGACCACTGGGTGATTCTATAGGTGTACCGTAATCAAAGCCCAAGCCCTTGGCTCCGCCGTGATAGTCGCCCACAGCGCCTACGCTGCTCTTTTCCAACAATCGCTCCAACAACAGCAAACTCTTGCTAAGGATGTGTCGCTTATTGCGCTTCCAATCCGTACCTTCCACTTTATGAGGTTTGGTGAGTGGTTTGGCCGGCTCTGTAGATTCTTTGACTTCGGCTTTTTCTTCAATCTCCAACTCACCTTTGAGAAGCACGCCTACCACTGGCGACCAAAACGGTCGCTGATTTTCGCTAAGGCGAAGCACATACGGGTTGTCAGCCTCGGGTGTATGCACCGACCACTCGTCATCTCGCACTGTCGCTTTGTAGACGACAGCACTGTCGCCGATTTTAATTTGAACATACCTGCCCTTTCGGAACACCTCTACAGGGTGCTGATACAACTCACCCTTCGCCAGCATAGACAGAGATTCGGAACTAACCAATCCTTCACCCTCAGCCTCGCCTTCAATTTTAGGAGCGTGCACGGTGTAAACTTTCTGTCGCTCGGAAGCCTCAGTCTCTGTTACATTGGTGACATCTACGCGCACCAAATCTCCAACATCATACTTGTCTTCACTTTGGAATGATGCGCCCACATCCATGTAGTCATCACCCTCATGCTTCACACGACGGTCGCCCAAGTCTTCACCGTGTGCAATCGGCCCAGTGCCAAGACGATACTGATACGGACCTTCGCCACGGCGGTCAAGCACCATAAGCACAACCTCCGAGCCGGGCTGGAGCATGACCCACTTTGGATGGCGTGGCTCACCCTTCATGTAAGCAGACTTAGCGTCCCGCATCAAAATGCGTGGACCTTCTAAGTTCTTGACAGCCGACTTCAAGCCAGCATCATCGGTGAGTTTCGTGTCGGATGCACTGGGTGTGTGAACCATCTCCACGCTTTCAAGTGCTCCTCGCAAAACCTTGATGCGCTCTTGGATGGGCATGTCGTAGGTGTCGTTGCCGTCAAACTCCAGTATGTCAAAAATGTGAATGACATCCTTACCACGGATAGCGTCAATCACGAAGTCTTTGTCACTAACTTTCTTGAACGCAGCCTTTTCTTTATCCGACAGGTCTGCTTTGGATTCAATATCGCCGTCCTTTTTAGTGACAAAGAAGCGAGGGCCTTCGGGGAAGTCGCTAACAATCCAGTCGCCCGTGAAGCCTTTCAAATGCTCCATGTCATCCAATTCAAAAATGCGGTGCATGGCTTGCAGCGATGGTACACCGTCCGGCATATCCTTGCGGATAAAGTCCGGATTTGTGAGCGAAGCCAAGAGCGAAGGGCCATCCATCTTGTTA